CCCAGATGGGAGGATTGGCATCGGAATTCTAGAGACCTACAGCTCTCAGATTGCTATCGATGAGCTAAAGATGGCAGCAAGTATAAAGGCATGGTGTGACATATATAAGCCGCGCATAGTATGTTTTGACAAGTACGCCACACAAACTATTGCCGATAGGCTCTCCAATTCTGGCGTAATCGTGGAAGATGTTTCGGGTCAGCAGTTCTATAAAGCGTGTGGGGACTTGCTCGAAGGATTGACGAACCTTAGGGTCGTTCACAATGGGCAGAAAGAACTTATAGAGCAGTTTCAGAATACAGCTGCTAAAACTAATGACTCCGCGTGGCGTATCATAAAAAGGCGCAGCAGCGGCGATATTAGCGCGCCCATTGGACTTGCAATGTGTGTAAGCAAGTTAATGATCCCTCAACCTAAACCACAGATTTACACCTAGACACACCCTATGTAATATGTCAAATGCTTGACATGTGCTACCATTTATGTCTATGGGTAAATTACTGCAAGCATTTGGCCTAGAGTCTAAGCCACAATTACAAGCTCAAGCTGCGCCTCAGGTATTAGGCGAGTATTCACCTTATGCGATGCCATTTCAGAATGCATATATTGGCAGAACCGAAGCGATGTCTGTCCCAGCACTTATGCGTTGCCGCAATTTACTTGCTGGCACTATTGGCGCAATTCCTTTAGAGCTTTACAAGAAATCGACTAACGAAGAATTAGGATCACCTGCTTGGTTAGAGCAACCTTCGTATTCTCAGCCACGATCAGTAACTATTGCGTGGACTGTTGACTCATTACTTCTATATGGTCAAGCCTTTTGGAAAGTGGTTGAGGTTTATCAAGAGGACGGACGTCCTTCTCGCTTTGAGTGGATTGCTAACAATCGAGTAACAATTACTCTTGATAGCACCAATACTTTTGTTAGATCTTATGCAGTCGATGGCACAACATTACCAATGGACGGCTTGGGATCTCTTGTTACATTCCAATCATTAAGCGATGGCATTCTCAACACAGGCGTTTCAACAATTCGCGCTGCTATCGATGTTCAGAAGGCAGCGGCAATCGCAGCAGCTACTCCAATGGCAACTGGTTACATTAAAAATACCGGTGCTGATCTTGATCCTAAAGAAGTATCTGGATTACTTGCTGCATGGCGTACTGCTCGCAACAATCGCTCAACTGCATATCTAACTTCTACTCTTGAATACACTCCAGTTTCATTTTCACCTAAAGACATGATGTACGGAGAAGCAATTTTTAATCTTGCAACCGAAATTGCGCGTTTGTGCAATGTCCCTGCCTATTACGTATCAGCAGATCAAAATAACTCTATGACTTATGCAAATGTACAAGATGAGCGCAAGCAATTCTTAACACTATCTTTACAGCCATTTATTACGGCTATTGAAGATCGCCTATCAATGGATGATATTACTGCGCGTGGCAATGTGGTGAAGTTTGACATTGATAAGAACTTCCTGCGTACTGATCCACTTCAAGAATTGGCAGTCATTGAAAAACTGCTAACGCTTAACCTGATTACTCCAGAGCAAGCGATGGAAATGACTGATCTAACACCTAACGGAAACAATGGTCTAGTATGAATCAAGTAATTACCTTCTCAGCTGATCTCACAGCAGACTCAGCAAACCGCACAGTCTCAGGCAAGATTGTCCCTCTTAATGTTGAAGCAGGATCAACCAACATGGGGAAAGTTATCTTTGAGTCAGGATCAATCGCTATTGAAGATCCTAAGTCTGTCAAGCTTCTAAGTCAGCATGATAATAAGAAACCTTTGGGTCGCATGGTTTCATTTAGCGAGTCAGAGAACTCTATCGATGCTGTATTTTCTGTAAGTCGCTCACAGCGCGGCACAGAAGCGTTAATCCTTGCAGAAGAAGGATTGCAATCAGGTTTGTCAATCGGGGCAGAAGTCCTCAAGTCAAAGATCAAGGACGGCGTTACTTATGTTTCAGCTGCTCGCTTGGTCGAAGTAAGTTTAGTAACAGAGCCAGCATTTAAATCTGCTCAAGTTACTGATATTGCGGCAGAAGAATCTGTCGTAGAAGAAACAATCCAACCAACAGAAAGCGAGACAGCCACCGTGGAACAAACCACTCCAGCAGTCGAAGCAACACCAGTTGAAGCACCAGCGGTTGAAGCTGCTCGCCCAACTGTTTCAGCAGCATATTACACAAAGCCACGCATTGAAGTAACAGCTGCTAAGTATGCAGAAAACTCAATCCGTGCGGCACTAGGTGATGAGTCAGCTCGTCAGTACCTATTAGCAGCAGCAGACACAACAGACAACGCAGGTCTAGTCCCTACACGTCAGTTGTCAGAAATCATCAACCCACTCGGAACAACAATCCGTCCATCAATCGATGCAATCTCACGCGGAGTGCTTCCAGATGCAGGTATGACTTTTGAGATTCCACGCATCACACAGATGCCAACAGTTGCGATCGAGCCAGAAGGCGATGCATTCAGCGACACAGATCAAAACTCTAACTTCCTATCTGTAACAGTACAGAAGTACGCAGGACAGCAGACATTCTCTGTCGAATTGCTAGATCGTACATCTCCAGCATTCTTCGATGAGCTAGTGCGCAACATGGCAGCAGCTTACGCAAAGGCGACAAACGCAGCAGTTAACGCAGCGTTGATCTCTGGAGCAACAACAGATGCAACAACAGTTGCAACATATCCAACAGCAGCAGAGTTGCTAGGAATTGTTGCTCGCGGTTCAGCTTCTGTTTATGGAGCAACAGCAGGACTTGCAAATCCATTTGCTCGCAACATGGTCGTATCAACAGGACAATGGTCTAACATCATGTCTCTTAACGATGCGGGTCGTCCAATTTACACGGCCACAAATCCGATGAATGCGGGTGGAGCGGTTGCACCAACATCATTGACAGGCAACGTTGCAGGACTCAACCTATATGTTGATCCTACAAACGGCGGCGATGGCGATGGAACAATTCTTATCGTTAACCCAGATGCTTACACATGGTACGAGTCACCAACATACCGCCTACGCGCAGAGTCAACAGCTAACGGATCAGTAACAGTTGGTTACTACGGATTCGGTGCTATCGCAACTAAGGTTGCAGCTGGCGCATTCAAGAACAACAAGGCGTAACAAACTCACTAAGTCGCTCTAGGGGGTCAGTAGCCCTCTGATCCCCTAGAGTCTTGAGAAAGGACATCATGGCACTTACAACAGTCACAGAACTCCGTAGCACTCTTGGAGTCGGTACTTTGTACACCGATGCCGTCCTTCAGGAAGTATGCGATGCTTCAGATGCAGTTTTACTTCCAATGTTATGGGCACCAAAATGGTTTACAGTTGCACATGAAAACACAGTAGGTTCAGGCACTTTATATTTTAATGACAATGTGCGCGATACATTTTATGTAGGTCAAAGCGTAACGATTGCTAACTCAGGCAGCTTATATAACGGCACTAAAACAATTACCGCCGTTAATGCTTTTTCAATTAGCGTAAACACTACTCACGCAACTGCTCAGGGTTATCATCCGATTTATCCTTACGGATCTGTATCGACTACTACTTACACCGACTGGACAACTGACATGGCAGTCCAGCAAGCAGCTCTTATGATATCTGTTGAAATCTGGCAAGCGCGTACAGCCACCCTTTCTGGCTCCAACGCTGTCGATTTCCAGCCAAGCCCTTACCGAATGAGCGCACAGCTTCTCGCTAAGGTGCGAGGATTGATTAGCCACGCACTTGATCCGCGTTCGATGGTGGGATAATGCCCGTTGCCATCACTACCCTTCGCACTACTTTAGCCAGCGCTCTAGTAGATAACACCAAATACCAAACTTTCGCGTTTCCGCCAAGCGTTGTATTGGCTAACAGTTGCATAATTTCTCCGGACGATCCTTATCTGACACCAACAAATAATCAACACATTGGCATTAGTCCAATGGCTAACTTTAAGATAATCATGACTGTGCCTCTGTTTGACAATGAAGGCAACCTAAACGGGATTGAAGATACTGTTTGTGGCGTGTTCGCTAAGCTCGCAGCATCATCTCTCGTCTATAATGTAAGCGCAATTAGCGCGCCTAGTATTCTCAATGCTGCTTCGGGAGACCTTCTCAGCTGCGAGATGTCCGTATCAATCCTTACGAGTTGGAGTTAACATGTCCGAGTGGGAAAAAGAAAACGAAGCCTTCCTGATCAAGATCGGGCAGGTAACACCAGCAGTATCAAAGCCAGCAACTACTAAGAAGGACGAGGAATAATCTCATGGCTGTATTTCTAAATAACAATGTAGGTGTGAAGATTAACTCAGTCGATCTTTCAGACCATGTAACAGCAGTAACAATCAACCGCGTATTTGATGAGCTAGAAGTAACGGCTATGGGAGATAACTCTCATAAGTTTGTTAAGGGTCTAGAGTCATCAACTGTAACTATTGATTTCCTAAATGACACAGCAGCAACAAATGTATTGGCAACACTACAGGCAGCGTGGGGAACAACAGTCACATGTGTATTCCTACAGACAAAGGGAACAGCAGTCTCAGCGACTAACCCTCTGTACACAGTCTCATTGCTAGTCAATAACACTACAGACATCAATGGTGCTGTGGGCGATATTGGCACACAGTCGATTACATTTACTGCTAACTCAACAGTTGCAGTAGCCACAACAGGCACATTCTAAACAAACTATAAAGGGGCAAACCATGGCAAAACTAAAGATAGTTCGTACAGATGGAAGCGTACTAGAAGGCGAGATCACTCCAGCAGTGGAGTACTCATTCGAGCAGTACGCTAAAAAGGGCTTCCATAAGGCGTTCCGCGATGAAGAAAAGCAAAGCGATGTCTATTGGTTAGCATGGGAAGTAACACGCAGGTCAGGTGAAACTGTTAAGCCTTTTGGTATGGATTTCATCGAGACACTAAAAAGTGTCGAGGTGCTTGATTCAGACCCTTTAGCTTAAAGCGCGATCTTCCGTTCACCTATCTAATCGCTAGGCTAAGCATTAGATTGGGAATCGCGCCACAGCAGTTGTTGGATCTAGATAAGACCATGCTCGATGCATTAGTGCAAGGGCTCAAGGATGAAGCGAAAGAGGTGAGCGATGCCAGCAAGCGTAAAGGGCGCGGTCGCTCTTAGAAAGTCTCTACGCCAGTTCAGTCCTGATCTTGCTAAGGCTTTGCCTAAAGAAGTTGCAGCAGCGTTAAAACCTATCACAAAGGCTGCTAAGGGCTATCTGCCAGATGATGGTCAAGTCCTCAGCGGATGGCTTACCCGTGAAGGATCACAGGCTCGCTTTCCTAGTTACAATGCTCGGATCGTAAAGTCCGGCATTGGTTATAAGACAACACCATCAAAGCCTAACCGCAGAGGATTTAGATCTCTTGCTCGCGTATTCAATAAGAGTGCTGCTGGAGCGATTTACGAGACTATGGGTCGTAAAACTCCACAAAGCAGATTTGTACAGAATCAGCAAGGCAAGTACAGCTCACAGATGAAGGGCGATCAGAAGATGGAAGGTCGCGCCTTATTCCGTGCATACGATGAGAATAATGGCAAGGCTAGAGAAGCAGTGCTCAAGGCTATTCAAGGCGCAGCCAATAAACTAAACGCAAGAGCGAAGGTGTAAATCATGGCTAATGTAATGATTGATATTGCCGCGGAATTTGTAGGCAATAAAGCCTTTAAGCAAGCAGATAGTGCAACTGACAAACTGACCAAGAATGTCAAGAAACTAGCAGGTGCTTTCGGTGTTGCCTTTGGTACTACAGCAGTCCTTGCATATGGTAAGGCTGCAGTCAAAGCAGCAGCAGCCGATCAAAAGGCACAACAACAGTTAGCCCTAGCTCTTAAAAATGTCGGATTAGAGCGAGATTCTGCAAGTGCAGAAGGATATATCCAAAGACTCCAGAGCGAGTTTGGCATTGTCGATGATCTTCTTCGTCCAGCATATCAAGCCTTAGCAGTAGCAACCAGAGACACAGTCGAAACCCAAAGATTACTTAACCTATCTTTAGACATTAGTGCTGCAACTGGTAAAGATTTAAGTTCAGTTACAGCGGCTTTAAGTCGTGCATACTTAGGCAATAACACAGCTCTCTCTCGCTTGGGTGTAGGTATATCTAAAGCAGATCTTAAATCTAAATCCTTCTTTGATATCACTACGGATCTCGCAGAGACTTTTAAGGGTTCAGCAACCGCTGCTGCTAATACCTTTCAAGGCTCCATGGACAAACTGGCTGTTGCTTCCGCCAATGTTCAGGAGATTATCGGTACTGGTATAATCGATGCTCTTAGGTCTCTTGGTGATGAAAACTCTGTAGATAGTCTTGCAGATGACATGGAACGCGCAGCACTTAGCGCAGCCGACTTCCTTCGTGGATTAGGTCAAATTGGATCATTTAAAGTCAATGGCGAGACTAGGTCTTTAATCGGCTTACTTACTACACCAATCAAGCGTTCATTAGCTGCGGGACCATTAGGAGCAATTACCAGAATTGGCGAGGCTTCTCGTACTGCACCGAAGCCTTTTAGTACTGGCATGAGTATTTCTGGACAAACACAGGTTAAGCAGCAAAAGCAGATTACTAAACTGACAAAAGAACAAGCCGTAGCCCAAAGCAAGATTACAAAGGATAAGAAACTTCAAGCAGCTTTAGACAAGGCTAATCTTGCCCTATTGCAAGGCGAAGAAGTTTTTGACATGGATAAGATCCAAGTTGCAGCAGCTCTTACTAATCAAGCTGAGCAATTAGGTAAGGCAACCAGCACAGCGCAAATGCTACAGATTGCCAACGATACAGCTCGCCTTAACGTCAAGCGGTCAATTCTTGCCTTAGAAGATGCTATTGCTTCTAAAGATGCAACTGCTATCATCGCTGCCAATCTGAAACTTAATGAGGACTTAAAGATCCTTGGTGCTTTGACTGGGCAAAAGAATCAAATAACAGCGATTGAGTCAATCCTTAAAGGTCTCATACCTAAAGACTTAATCGACCAAAAGAATTTAGATTTAGCATTGATAAAGATAAAGCAAATGCTTGACGAGTTAGCCAAGTTCAAGTGGCCACAAATGCCTAACTTCAACCTTCCTTCTGGTGGCGGTGGTACTGGTGGCGGTGGTACTGGTGGCGGTGGTACTGGTGGCGGTGGCGGCACAGGTAGCACAGGCGGTACTGGTGGTACTGGTGGAACAGGACTCTTAGGCGGAAAAACTGCTTTTCAGTTGGAACAAGAAGCGGCATTAAAAAAGTTTTACGAAGCCGAATTAGCAAGACGAGCCGCTGAAAAAGCTGCTGCCGATGCTGCTGCTAAGGCCGCTGCCGAGGCGTTAAAAAGTGTCGGAAAAGGCATTACTGAAATTGGAATTGTTGGCGAAAAGATTGATTTCATTCCTAAAGCAGAAGCAACCGCAGCTAATATTGAAGCTATCTTAGAATATGCAGATGCCGCTACTGAAAGAGCTAACGCCATTGCAAGTTTACTAGAAGGTCAAAACGCAGCGGATATGGCAGCTTTAACTGCTAATGCTTTATTAAATAAAAGTTTTGGCTTTCAACTTTTTAAGCAGGACGAATACAAGAGTCTCACTCCAGACATGAATCCACGCGTAGGTGGTGGAATTGGTGCTTTTGATAGAGACATCACAATTACAGTTAACACAGGCGTGGGCGATCCTAATGCTATTGCTGAGGCTATTGATCAAGTCTTGCGTGATGCACAAAGCCGTGGGACATTGTTGAGGATCGAATGACATGGCTTCCTGAGTGGCGTGTAACAGTTGGCGATGATGTTTATACGACTGTTACCTCAGTTTCCTATGCTTCTGGCCGCTTAGATATTGATCGTCAATGCACAGCAGGTTACTGCCGAGTAGAGATCATCAATACAGACAATTCGCCTTTCACCATCAATGTCACAGAGCCAATCACTTTAGAGCTTAAAAATTCATCTGGCACTTATGTAACTGTATTCGGTGGCGAGGTCTCAGACTTTAACATTGGTGTTCGTAGTCCAGAGGAAAGCGGCTACATCACCACAGGAACAATCTTAGGCATTGGCTCACTAGCCAAGCTGACTAAGGCTATCTATAACACAGCCCTAGCAGAAGGAT